TGCCAGGAGTACGTTGAGTAACTCGTCCAGGTCGCATTAAAGTTTCAATACGTGATCCACCAGAGGAAGAACCCCCACTAGCGGTTCCTCTTTCATCTGCTGCTTGTTGTTTTCTTAACTTACTAAATTCTTTACGTTCTTCTTTACTCATATTCTTTAAATCTTTTTTACTAAACTTCTTTTTAGAAGGAGGTTTTTTCTTTTTATTCTTTTTCTTTTCTCCTCTTTTAGCTATAGCTTTCTCTGCTTTTTTTACTCGTTCTGCACCGAGATGTTTAACAGCATTTTTCTTACCAAACTCTCCCGCAAACTTAGCAGTATCATCTACCATAACAGATGGTTTCTTAAGAAGTTTAGCAGCAGCTTTAGCTGCCTTTACGGCCAGAGTTAAAACAGCCATTTAACTACCCTCCCTCTTATAAGCCGTATGCTTATCAATAGGAAAACTTTCTCCTTGAGAATATTCATAATCGCAGACTGCATGAATAGGACCGTGAACTGCTGGACCTGTATGTGCTGCACCAAATCCCTGACCTGTTGGCTTTGCCACAGGAAGGTCTGAATCTTTATAAAGTGCTTCTTTAGTAGGCATTATGATTTCCTCCGATTTAACTTTTTAAGTGTTTTAGCAAACCTTGCTCTTTGTCCCATCTTACCTTTTTGTTTAGCAGCAGCATTTAATTTAGAAGCAGGAATTTTTTTACCCTTCTTAACTCCTAATGCTGCACGTAAAGCTCCAGGTTTTTTAATTGCTTTTTTAATATTAAGTTTCTTTTTTTGTGGTGCCATCTTAATCTCCTGTCCTATATTGGACCTACTAATAGCCATTACGTTGATCCCTTTATAAGAGTATCAGGACCACCAGCAGGACTAGCATTAACAGCCATATCATCCTGTCTAGTCCTACGTGCCTGATTACGCAAAGCATTAATATGATACTGATATTGAGCCTCCCATAATTGAGTAGCTGTAGCATCTTTCATAAACAAACAAGTCTCTACCATACAAGCAGAGAACAAAGCATCATAACAAAAATCTGTAAAGTAATTTGAAGTTGTACCAGTAGAGGTAAGAGTAGTTGGTCTAACCACTGTCATAATCTCACCATTATGTGTAGACGCTGGAGTGGGAGCAATCCTTATCTCAGTATTACCTCTATAAGCATAATAGATTGGAGCACTCGTACTAGCACTTACAGGCCAGAAGTCATTCACAAACTCCATTGTACGCAATAACATATTCTTCCTTGACCCATCTTGAGTCATGGAGAAATTCCTAACGATACGAGTACCACTAGGAATTGTAACAACAGCCTTACCTGATGCGATTGCTATAGATGTATATACGGTTAACCCATGATCGTCTAAGTCAGTGGTAAGTTTATTCTCTGCCTTATTAACAATCTTTGGTAATTGTTCTGTAAATTCTGTGCCATCATTCTCTGCCGTATTCTTTACATCTGTAATCAAATAATCATAATCAGGCATAATTAACCATAGAATACCATAACAACAGAAGCAGAAGTTGGAGCCGATACTTTAATTACTCCTTTAAATTTTACACCCTGCTCACCAAAGTATGTATCCCGATCACCAGCAAACTTAATACGAGTACGAGTTTTCTCAGTATTAACAGAAGTATAAGTAGTGTTTATTGAACCATCTGTATTTGATGAACCTTGAATACCTAGTATACGAGTACCTACTGCAATAGCATCTCCCATCCCACCTGTAGCTGTAGTAGGAACAGTTGATGTTGAAAAGTCTACAAGTTGTCCACTTCCTGTAACCGTTGCTGTTTTAATATTTGTAGCCATGTTGTTCCCTTCAAATATTGTTTGTAAATTTCAGGCGTACACATGCCTATTTCTTTTTCATCTTTGCTGGCTTCTTTTTAACCTGACCACCCTTCTTCATATTCTTTTTTGGTGGACGCCCTACTTTTGAACCGTATGTTCCTTTTCCGTGTGGCATTTGTATCTCCTATTTCTTTTTTAAAGAGAGTGGAGAGGGTTATGAAACCCCCTCCTCTCCTATAGGTCTTAGCTAGAACCAGCCGAACCCACGTAACTACGCCAGTCAGAGAACCCGAAGCTATAACGCTCACGAGCCTTGAAGCGGAGGTTACCTGTGTCGAAGTCAGGTTCCATCTTAGTTTGTAGCGGAACACGCACAAACATTTTAGCACCATTCGGTACATCAGTCTTAATGAAGTATGCATTGGTATCCGTAAACCTACGATTCACCATGAACCCTTCTGGAATCATACCCATGTGACGAATAGCATTAATGTTATTCTGGGCATACGTTCCATCACCAGAGCCACCAGCAATAGTCGTTCCTGGCGAGTGGAGAATCTGATCAGCAGTTGACCACAGATCAGGTGGGATATGCAATGATACAGCATTAGCACCAATAAGAATATTACGATCATCTTTGATCTTCTGAATACTCGTAATGATGGTTTCTAGTGCAGCTTCCGAAAGGTCAGCAGCAGCAGCTAGGTTAGACTGTACACCGGACGATACGGTTGGGTGCGAACCACTGAAGAAAGCTGCGCCATCGCCACCAATATAAGCAGGGGCCGTGCTGAAACCGTTATTGAAAACGTCAGCAGCTTTTACCTGTTTGGTGTTCGCCATCGCACGAGCAAGACCACGAGCACGAAGTTTGGAGAACGTATCATAAAGATTGTCTTCCATAGCTTCTTCCGTGACTGCAAATGCAAGAGCCACCGTTTCATTGGTATAACGAGAAACGTAGGTTTCTTGTGCCGTATCGTAGCTGACTGCGGAACCTTCCCCTTTTACAGGTGCGGTTGCGAAGCCAGTGAACATTACTTCCTCTTCAAAAGCACGATCAGAATTTTCGACCTCAAAGAGTGCCTCATGTTCATTGTTGACTTCCCCGTACTCAAGACCGAATACGGCATTAAGACCAGGGAGAAGTTCTTTGGCAATACTAGCTCTTGAAATAGCCATTTTCTATCCTCCCTCTTAAATAGGACCAACAACACTAGCAGCAACATCATACATAGCTACTTCATTACGCAGAATCTTAACTGTCATAATCGGGAACGCACGTTCCGTAGCTACATCAATGTCATTACCAGGGATGTCTTCTACTCCTACAGCTTTAAGAGGAG